CAGCCCCAATCGTGACAGAGAAACAGCCAATGCAGCAAGGGAAACCGCTGTGGCAGCACGAATGAAACACCACGGCCTGACAGACAAGCAGGCCAAGGACCAGGACGCGGCGACTTTCATAGGCCGGGCCTTCATGCTTGGGGATTTATCCAAGGCTCAGAAGCAAACAGCCGAATGGTTCGACTTGGCCTACAGGCAGCACCAGAACGCCATTCTCTCACCGGGCCGGGCGCGCGGCAAGCCAGGGTTCACGCATCCTGACAGCGATGAATATGAGGCATATTGCATTCAGGCAAAGCGCCGTTGGGATGGCATCGCTGCCCTTCTGCGTGAGCACGACATCGCCCGGTACACCACAAACAGCCTTGGCGTTCTTGATGCAGCAATCATCCGTGACGTGGACTGCCATCACTACATCGGTGATCTGCGTGAGATTCTGAATGTCATTGAGAGGTGGAAAAGTGGCACAGGCGAATAAAGTTCTTGCAATGATGCACCAAATCAGGGCATGGTCAATCTTGTAAGGACGGCGTAATCCGCTAGTACCTAATCATCATAACAATTGCGTTCTGATTTGCCCTGCTTCGGTGGGGGGCCAAAGGGTTCCAAGTTTGGAGTGATGGTTTAGCGACCACCCTGCACGATACTTGTTTGCAGAAATTGCAAACAACTCCCCATGCGCCAACCAAAGGAGCGGACATGACAAACACCGCTAAGGTTGAGGAACATGGCGGCTAAAACAGGTCGCCCTCCAATTCGCACCACAGAGATGGAAAACCGCCTGCTAGAGGAAGTCGCGGACGGGCGCAGTGTCACGGAAATATGTGCGGCTGATGACATGCCTACGCGGTCAACCATCTTTCGTTGGCTGGCTGAAGACAAAGCGTTTTCGGACTTATACGCGCGAGCAAAGGAAGCGCAGGCCGAGTGTTTGGCTGATGAACTGATAGAGATCAGCGACAACGGGCAAAACGATTGGATGGAGCGCAACAGCGCTGACAACGTGGGATGGGTTACAAACGGCGAGGCTATCCAGCGCTCAAGGTTGCGCCTGGACACTCGAAAATGGGTTGCCTCAAAGCTTCTGCCTAAAAAGTACGGCGAAAAGCAAACGCTTGAACACACCGGCAAGGACGGCGGGGCGATAGAGCACGCGCTGACACTTGATCCGGCCAAGCTATCCAGTCAGACGCTGGAAGAGCTACTTAATGCAGCATCTAACGAAGGCTGATCTAGCCGCTATCGAGCGCGAGTTCTGCCAGCGTTCATTGGCAAACTTTGCCAAACGGGCTTGGCATGTTCTTGAGCCATCGGCGGAATTGAAATGGGGTTGGGTGCTTGATGCTATTTGCGAGCATCTGGAAGCGGTCACAGACGGGCGGATTAAGCGCCTGCTGATCAACGTTCCGCCAGGTACGATGAAAAGCCTGCTGGTTGGTGTGATCTGGCCAGCATGGGAATGGGGGCCAAAAGAGCTTCCTCACATGCGCTTTGTGGGAACTGCGCACGAAGAACAGCTTGCCATCCGCGACAGTCGCCGGTGCAGGTCGCTGATCAAATCGGAATGGTTTCAATTGCACTGGCCGGTAGCGTTGCTTGCTGATCTGGACGGCAAGCGCGAGTTTGGCAACGATCAAAAGGGTATCAGGCAGGCGCGGGCGTTCACGTCCATGACGGGTGTTCGTGGGGATCGGGTGATCCTCGATGATCCTATCAGCGCTGACAACGCCAATTCAGAAGCCAAGTTAGAAGCGGCAAGGATTGCCTTCACTGAAACGCTGCCGACCAGGATCAACAGCGATAAATCGGCCATCGTGGTCATTATGCAGCGCCTTAACGAGCGCGACACAAGCGGCGTTATCCTAGAACAAGGATTGCCATATACCCATTTGCGCGTCCCCATGCGGTTCGAGGCTGACAACCGTTGCACCACTGGCATCGGCTGGACAGACCCACGCATAGAAGATGGGGAACTCATGTTCCCTGGTCGCTTTGATGAAGCGGCAGTGAGCGAGCTAGAAAAGACGCTGCGAGAATACGCGACGGCTGGGCAGCTTCAACAGCGCCCTGCCCCACGCGAAGGCGGCATGTTCAAACGCGCTTGGTTCAACGTTGTAAAGGCCGCGCCGGTTGGCACCAAATGGGTGCGCGGTTGGGATTTGGCGGCAAGTACAAAGAGTGCATCGGATTACACGGCGGGCGTCAAGATCGGCAAACAGCCAGACGGGCGATTTATCATCGGCCACGTTGCGCGGGATCGTCTCGCGGCTGGCGCGGTGCGTACCTTGATCAAGAACACGGCATCGCAGGATGGGAGAGAGTGTATGGTTTCCATACCTCAAGACCCCGGCCAAGCGGGCAAGGACCAGGCACAGAGCATTGTGCGCGATCTGGCGGGCTACAACGCCCGTTCATCAACGGAAAGCGGCGACAAGGCCACCAGAGCCGATCCATTGGCTGCACAAGCCGAGGCTGGCAATGTGGATGTGCTGCAAGGTGAGTGGAACGAAGCATTCTTTGATGAGCTTTGCCTGTTTCCCAATGGGGCGTTTGACGATCAGGTAGATGGAGCAAGCCGTGCCTTCAACGAACTGGCCAAGCGTAGCACCATGACGAGCACGGAGTTAGGCTTGTGATCATTGAAAAGACCGTTGCAACGCCTCACCCCGATGCAGAGTACATGCACGTCATGTCCAAGCCTATCCGCGTGGTTATGGGTGGCACAGGTGCCATGCGTGATGCTGGCAAGGATTACCTGCCCAAAGAGGCCGGCGAAAGCGAAACGGCTTACGAGGCCCGGCTAAAGCGCACAGTGCTATTCAATGCGTTTCGCAAGACTGTCAACGATATGGTTGGCCGGGTGTTTGCCAAGGAACTAACCATTGATGGCGGGTCAACTCAATTCGAGCAATGGGCTGAAAACATCGATGCCACCGGGCGTCATCTTTCGGTGTTTGCGGCGGCTGTGTTTCAGGACGCATTGCAAGCCGGTGCGAGCTACATCGTTGCCGATACGCCCACCATGGAAGCGGGCGCAAACCGCGCATCGCAGGGGCAACCCTATCTGGTCCACCTCAAGGCCGAGGACGTGATCGGCTGGACGCATATCAGCACGCCAGACGGTCTAAGGCTAAACTCGTTCCGTTATTATGAAGCGGTTGAGGAAGGTGACGGCATCCACGTTGATCGGGTGCAGCAGATCAAGGTTCTGTTGCCCGGTGCCTATGAAATCTGGCGCAAGAACGACAAGAAGGAATGGGCGTTATACCTGCAAGGCGTGCGCGGGATAAACGCCATCCCGGTTGCGCCTGTCTATCTAAACCAGACTGGCTTTATGTGCGGTTCACCGCCTCTGATGGATTTGGCCGATCTGAATATCACGCATTGGCAATCATCGAGCGATCAACGCAACATCCTGCACGTTGCGCGGGTGCCAATCCTGTTTGCCAGCGGCGTGGCTGAAGATATTGAACTGGTGGTTGGTGCGAACGCCTTTATGCGTGCCAGTGATCCACAAGCACGGCTTGAATATGTCGAGCATAGCGGCGCGGCGATCACATCCGGCAAGGATGACTTGAAAGAGCTAGAATTCCAGATGCAGGCAATGGGCTTGCAGCTACTCCAGGCCGAACCAGCGCAAACCGCAACCGGCGAAGTGCGCGACGATGTGAAAGAGAACAGCCGATTGGCCCGCATGGCCGATGCGCTCAAGGATGGCGTGGAAAACGCTTTGGCCTTTATGGCTGAATTGGGTGGCGTGAAGGGGCAAGAGCCTAGCGTTATCGTTAACAAAGACTTTGGCATTACGGCGCGCGGCGCTGCTGACATTGCCGGGCTGTTGAACGCATGGCAGGCGGGCTTGTTGAGTGCCGAGACTGTGATCAATGAACTTGTGCGTCGTGGGTTTATCTCCGACGACATTACGCCGGAAGATGAGGCCGACAGGCTTCTAAACGAACCCGGCGACAACGAGGCCGCATTGCGTGACGCTTTGCCGCCTACCTCTGGCGTGACGCCACCAAACTAAGCGGGATGCTTAAAGATGCCTGATGAGACGCAAGACAACCAGTCTGGCGATGATGATGCACGCCAGCAATCAGAAGATACCACAGCGCTCAAGAGCGCCTTGCAGAAAGAGCGTGAGCGCGCCCGCGGACTGGAAAAGACAGCCAAAGCCTATGCCGGGCTGGGCATGTCACCAGATGAAATTGCAGAGCTTAAGACGGCACGCGAAAAGGCAGAGGAAGACAAGGCCCGCGCGGCGGGTGACTTCGACGCCTTGCGCACAAAGCTGACAGAACAGCACAGCGGCGAGCTAACCAAGCTGCAAGAGCAGATGAAGGCCATTGCCGCAAGTGAACACGAAGCCCGCGTTGAAAGCGGTCTTAAGTCTGCCCTGATGGAAGCCGGGGTGAGTGAGGAAGGCGCGTCACTTCTGCCTGATATCCTCAAGAGCCGCGCACGCATTGAGCAAGACGGTGACAAGCGCGTTGTCAAGATATTCGATACCGATGGAACACCGATGCTTTCAGCAAATGGGCGTGATGCCACGTTTGCGGACTTGGTAGCATGGGCATCGGAAAAATACCCCAGCCTGTTCAAGGCTACAACCAAGCCGGGTAGCGGGACGCCACCGGGCGGCAACAGTGCGGGAAGCACTGCATCACAGACGATCAAGGCATCCGCACTGGAAGCCATGAGCGCTGCACAGAAAGCCGCTTATTTCAAAGCGAACCCCAGCATCACGGTCCAAGAGTGACCGCTACTTAGGAGGCCATCATGGCCAATACATTAACAACCCTTCAGCCGATCCTGTTTTCGGCTGCGCAAACCGTATCGGCTGAGCCTTTTGGCGCGGTTGATGCTATCAACACCTCTTTTGACGATAAGGCCGTCGCTAAGGGCGATGTGGTCAAGGTGCCTGTTGCACCAACCCGCGCTGCTGCCGACTTCACGCCTTCCAACGTATCTGCAACCGGCGTGGACGCCACCGCTGCCGATGTGGAGGTGCAGATCACCAAGAGCCGCAAGGTTTCCTGGCATCTGACAGGTGAGCAGCAGCGTTCGCTCGATAACGGCGCAACGTCTGCCGAATGGGTTCGCCAGCTTATTGCCCAGGGTATGCGTACCCTTCGCAATGAAGCGGAAACCGACGCGGTGAATGCCATCTATACCGGCGCATCTTATGCGGTTGGCGCGGCTGGCACAAACCCGTTTGCCACCAACATCAACCCGCTGGCTGATGTGCGCAAGGTGTTGCGTGACAACGGCGCTCCATTGTCTGATATGCAGTTCGTCATGGACACCACGTCCGAGGCCAACCTGCTTAAGCTGGGCGTTGTCCAGTCGGCAGACACAGCCGGTTCGGATGGTGAGCGCCGTT